CAGAAAGCACAGGAAGCAAGGCAGACAGTTCATGCGAATGGATCAGCGACAGCCGGAGCTACCAGAAGCCATGAACGTCCTGTTGCCACACCTGTTCCAAAACCTGCACAGACCGATACGGTAACGAAGCCGGATATGAAACGTCCTGCTACTTCTCCTGTGATAAAAAATGCAGAAGTCAAGGCTGGAAAAGAAACTGTTCGAATCAATATCAGACAGGAACAGCAGGTTAAATCTGTTGCCAGAACAAACCAGCCAAACGTAGCGGAATCCAGAAGTAATCGAAAGAAAACAACCGTACAGAAACAGGTCAACCAAAAACAAAATCGTAAGACTGTTACGAAGCAACCAGAGAAAGGACGGAAGAAATGAGATTAAAGCGTATCCTTATCATAGGTACGATATTTCCTGTCCTTTTCTCCATCGTCCTCTTTTTCGGGATATTGATTTCCGGCGAAGATGACGACAGTTCAAACAGCTATTCGCCTGTCTATTCTGGCATGAACCTGTCAGCCGATGTCCTCAAACATCAGCCGATGGTAGAAAGATACGCCAGAGAAAACGGTATCTCGGAGTATGTGAACGTCCTGCTTGCCATCATACAGGTGGAAAGTGGCGGTACGGCTACCGATGTCATGCAGTCCAGTGAAAGTCTGGGACTACCGCCAAACTCATTAAGTACAGAAGAATCCATTAAGCAGGGGTGTAAATATTTTGCGTCCCTGCTTTCTTCTTGTAAAGGGAAAGGTATGATAGACATTAACGTGGTCATTCAGTCCTATAACTATGGCGGTGGCTATGCAGACTATGTGGCGAAGAATGGGAAAAAGCACAGTTTCAATCTTGCAGAGAATTTTGCAAGAAATAAATCCGGCGGTACAAAAGTGACCTATACAAATCCAATAGCTGTCAGTAAAAATGGTGGCTGGCGTTATAACTACGGAAATATGTTTTATGTGGAGCTGGTCAACCAATATCTGACTGTAAAGCAGTTCAGCAACGCAAGCGTACAGGCGGTTATGAATGAAGCATTGAAATATCAAGGCTGGAAATATGTCTATGGTGGCAGTAATCCGAACACTTCTTTTGACTGTTCTGGTCTTACCCAGTGGTGTTACGGAAAAGCCGGAATTAGTTTGCCACGAACCGCACAGGCACAGTATGACGCAACACAGCATATCCCATTGTCACAGGCACAGGCTGGCGATTTGGTATTTTTCCATTCCACTTACAATACCAGTGACTATGTTACCCATGTGGGTATTTATGCTGGAAATAATCAGATGTACCATGCCGGAAATCCCATTGGTTATACCGATTTGACCTCTGCCTACTGGCAACAGCACATCATTTGTGCCGGAAGAATTAAGCAATAGAAAGGACTTGAAATATGTTTAAGAAGAAAGAAAAAACAATGAAAGAACCCAAAGAAAAGAAAGTGCGTACCATGAAAGTCGGGACACACAAGAAATCTGTCCTGCTGTTGTGGGCGGTACTTCTTGCAAGCACCAGTTTTGGCGTGTACAAGAACTTTACCGCCATTGATACCCACACGGTACATGAAAAAGAAATCATTCAGTTAAAGTTGAACGACACCAACGGAATTGAAAATTTTGTCAAGAACTTTGCGAAAACCTACTATACATGGGATACCAGCAAGGAAGCGATTGAAGCAAGGACAACAGAAATCAGTAAATATCTGACCAAAGAATTACAGGAATTGAACACCGATACCGTCCGAACAGATATACCAACCAGTGCCACTGTTACAAATGTGATGGTCTGGAATGTGGAACAGTCTGGAACGGACGATTTTACCGTTGCCTACGAAGTAGATCAGCAGGTAAAAGAGGGAGAACAGACACAGGCAGTTGCAGAAAACTACACTGTGACGGTTCATGTGGATAAGGACAGTGCAATGGTCATTACCCAAAATCCTACCCTTGCTCCGGCAGTACAGAAATCAAAGTATGAGCCGAAAGTACGGGAAGCCGATGTCAGTGTTAGCTCTGACACAGTTAAGGACGCTACCGCTTTCTTGGAAACATTCTTCAAACTGTACCCTACCGCTACGGAGAAAGAACTTGCCTACTATGTCAAAGACGGTGTGCTTGCTCCTGTATCTGGCGATTATGTATTTTCAGAACTGGTAAATCCTGTCTTTACCAAAGATGGCGATAACCTCAAGGTCAGTGTGTCTGTGAAATATCTGGATAACAAGTCGAAAATGACGCAAATTTCGCAGTATGAGCTTGTGCTTCATAAGGACGATAACTGGAAGATTGTAGGATAACATAAGATTAGGGCTTGCATTTTGAAGTGTAAGTCCTATTTATTTTTTGCCGGATATTTTGCAGTAATACTTTTAGCGCGTTATAATTGTTTTTATCTTATGAGAGAAATAAATTAGACAGTTTGTCATTATGTTTTTTGAAAAAATTTTGTTTATGCATTATCTTTTTGTGGCTCTCAATCGTTCTACCTTATAGAAAGGGATATTATATTATTCTGGGAAATTCTATTTTCTTTATGAAATCTTCAAAATTTACAGCTATCCTTTTAGCATAATCAAAAGAAAGGATAGTACAAAATATGAGTATAATTTTGAAAACAACAAATCTCTGCAAATCATTCAGTGGGCAGACAGCCGTAAATAACATATCGCTGAACATTGAAAAAAACTCTGTCTATGGATTGTTAGGACCAAACGGAGCCGGAAAGTCCACAACACTCAAAATGATAACAGGCATTTTGAAGCCGACATCTGGAAGCATTGAGTTTGACGGTCACACATGGCAGAGAAGCGACTTAAACCACATCGGGGCATTGATTGAAATGCCGCCGCTTTATGAGAATTTAACCGCCTATGAAAATCTGAAAGTTAGGTCAACCCTTTTAGGGCTGACAGACAAAAAGATTGAGGAAGTGCTCCAAATCGTCCGGCTGACAGAAACAGGCAGAAAAAGAGCCGGACAGTTTTCTCTTGGAATGAAGCAACGGCTTGGAATTGCGATTGCATTATTAAATAGTCCGAAGCTGCTTATTCTTGACGAGCCTACAAACGGTCTTGACCCGGTGGGGATTGAAGAACTTAGGGAGCTTATCCGTTCCTTTCCGGCAAAGGGAATTACCGTTATTTTATCCAGTCATATTCTTTCCGAGGTGCAGCAGACAGCAGACCATATCGGCATTATTGCGGGCGGTGTCTTAGGCTATGAGGGGAAACTTAATGCGAATGAAAATTTGGAACAGCTTTTTATGGACGTTGTAAAAAATAACCACAGGGAGGGGTAAGGCATGAACTACTTAAAATCAGAACATTTGAAATTCAAAAGGACAATATCAAACAAGCTGCTTTTCATCATTCCACTTATCACAGCTATTTTTGCATGGATAGTGGGCGGCTTCATCGGTTTTCAATATATGACGCTTTACTGGTGGTATGAGTTCCTGCTTCCGGGAGCAATCGCAATTTTATGTTCCTTATCACACCGGAAAGAAGAAAGCGCAGGGAAATATTATTCTGTATTTTCTATGCCCTTGAACCTTTCAAAATTTGAAATGGCAAAAGGAATTATTCTGATTGAAAAGCTGCTTGTAGCAGGAATATTTTTAGCATTACTTATCTCAAGCAGCAATATCATTTCCCCGGAAACGGCGGTATATTCTGTCCCACAGAGTATAGCAGGTTGCATAGCGATTGCTCTCGCGTCCGTCTGGCAAATCCCGTTATGCTTGTATCTTGCACGTAAAACAGGACTGTTTGTGCCGATAATACTAAATACCGTACCTGGAATACTTCTTCCTGTCTCGTTGGGAAACACAGCCGTTTGGTGGCTCATGCCGTATTGTTGGGCGGCGAAACTGGCAGAGCCGCTTATGGGGATTGACCTAAACGGAACTTTTGCAGGAAATCCCGGCTTTTCCACAACCGTTTTTATCTCTATTGCACTATCAATATTCTTATTCGTTGTATTATCTTTTGTGGACGCAAAGGATTTTTCAAAAAGGAGGTAAACAGTATGGGCTTTCTTGGAGCGGTTCATTCTGAACTGGTAAAAGTGAAGCATACGCCGTTTTGGACGATGCATTTATGTCTGCCTGTTGTTGGGGCATTGCTGTTTATTGTTTACTATGTCTTATATGGAAGCACAGCGGATTACAAAAAGTTAAAAATGATATTGGAGATTACAGCAACCGTTTTTCCTTTGCTGATAAGTGTTATCGTTAGCCTGAATGTCTTATTAGAAGAAAAGGCTTCACACTTTCAAATATTGCTAGAAGTACCTAACCGATATAAAGTTATGCTGACAAAATTGGTCGTTTTATATGGAGCAGGAATAGCTGCGCTGTTTTATCTGTTTCTTGTCTTTCTGCTTGGCGTTCATTTTTTAAAAATAGCTGATACCGTACAACTGAGTATGTTAGTTAAAGCAGCCGCAGGAATGGCATTTTACAATTTAATTATTTATGCTCTGCATTTATTCTTTAGCTTTCGGTTTGGACTGGGTATCTCATTGTTTTTGGGAGTATTTGAAAGCCTGCAATGTATTCTATACAGTAATATTGAGTTAAAAGGAATATGGCGGTATATCCCCTTTGCATGGTCTATGAACTGGGTGCATGATGTTTTGAACAATGGGCTTTCTGTTCATGTAACAGAATGGATATGGATTGCTGCATTAACAATAGGCGGCGTGTTATTGACTTTACTATGGTTTTCTCATTGGGAGGGGCGAAAAAATTATGAATAAAAAACGGATTATGTTTGTGCTGTTTGCTTTTATTGTTTGTGCCGCTCTTGCCGGCTGCTCTTTACAGGATAAAATCAAAGAATATTCCAGTGACAAAGAACAATGTTATCTGGATACGGAAAACGTAACACGATTTTCCTATAAGGGCAACAATTACACGATTTTGGCAGATACCGTATCGAATGGTGGGCTTGGAGAATGGATTGGATATATCCGGCAACTGGCAGCCATAGATGAAAAAGGGAAAATATTGCTGCAAGAAAATGTTGAAACGGCTACCTTTCATTCTTTAGCGGATTTGGCAGAGAAAGCACCAGAAGCCGCTTACATTATTCCTTTCCTCAATGTATATGCAGCTCCTAACGCAGATGCTTATCTGATTGTAGATATAAATGGTGGGTATCATAAAGCTGTTATCAGCGAGAATGTCAAGGATAACGATATGGTTTTTGATTTTAAGAAAACAGAAAAATCTATAAACTGCAGCTTTGAAGTCAATCCAGAAAATGCAACACAACTCCTTTGTGGGGGGGCGATTTATCAAGTAACGTCTGATATGGTATCGGATGATGAATTAGGTAGCTACATTGATATTCTTGCAGAAAGTGTTACATTCGATACAGAAACGAAAATCCCTTTGTCAAAGGAAGATTTAAGCAAGATTGATTGGTACGGGGAAAATGCTGGACAAGGGCGGGAGAATTGGTTTTACACAGATATTTATGAGATTTACGGAACCGATAAAGCTGAAGCGGTTGCGGTCAATGTAAATGATAACTACTATATTGCAAAGCGACAATGACAGCTTTCCTGCCCTTGTAGCTTGTGCTATACTGAAAACGACAACGAAAGGAGGCAACAATATGGCAGCGATCCTTATGATTGATGATGAACAGGCTATTTTAGAGCTTGTGAAAAATGGACTGCAAAAGGACGGGCATTTCGTAACTGCCTATACCTCTGCTGCACAGGTGCCACTTGATAAACTGAATAGGTACGATTTGATTATACTGGATATTATGATGCCGGATATAGATGGTTTTTCTTATTGTGATAAAATCCGTTCCCTTGTGGACTACCCTATTCTTTTTCTGACTGCAAAGACAATGGAACATGACATCACATTTGGGCTTGGTCTGGGAGCAGACGACTATCTGACAAAACCTTTCCGAATTGCAGAATTACGGGCGAGGGTAAACGCTCACTTACGGCGTGAACACAGGGAACGCCATACCGCACTTACCTTTGACCGAATAAAAATTGATTTATCTGCAAAAGAATTACGGGTAGATAACATGCCCGTTATCTTAACCAAAAGCGAATATCTGATTTGTGAATATCTTGCAAGGAACAAAGGACAGGTATTTTCAAAAGAACAGATTTACGAAGCGGTTTTCAGCTTAGAGGGCGACAGTGATAATTCTACAATTTCTACTCATATCAAAAATATCCGGGCAAAATTAAACAAACTGGATATTCAGCCGATAGCGACAGTCTGGGGGATTGGGTATAAATGGGAATGAAGAAAACAACATCACTGAAAGCGTCTTTTTGGAAATTCTTATGTATGCTTCTGATTGGGCTAATAGGTGCGGTGGTGATACCATTCAGTCTTATTTTAGCCGGAACCAGTACGGGACTTATTACCTATGCGGATTATTCAGAACGCAGTGCAAAAAACCTTGTTCCTGTTATTGCTGCAACGCCGGATTTGACAGATGTGCAGCTTCCTATGGGTTGCAAGTATTTGGTGCTGGATAAGAATTATCAAGTGACAGAAACGACCTTAGAGGGCGACGATTTAGACCGGGCTATGGAATACGCAATATCTGGGAAGATAAATACAAACCTCAACAAACAGTATTTGCTTGTGACCCGCGAAAATGAATATGTGGTGCTACAATATTACATCGGCTCACAATTTACAAATGAATGGCTTTATGAACATTTTCCCTCACCGGAAATTCTGCTTTATATTCTCATAGCAATCAACTGTATTGCGGTATGCGTGATATTGACAGCGAAGTTTGCAAAAAATATGCGGGCGCAGCTCTCCCCGCTTTTTGAAGCAACAAGGCAGGTTGCCGGACAAAATCTTGATTTTGAAGTGGGACATTCAAAAATCAAAGAATTTGAGGATGTACTTTGTTCTTTTGCTAATATGAAAGATAATCTGAAAATATCTTTAGAGAAGCAATGGCACGCGGAACAATTACAAAGAGAACAGATTGCAGCACTCGCTCATGATTTGAAAACACCTTTGACCGTCATTCAAGGAAATATTGATTTGATAAGTGAAACAGAGCTTGACGACGAGCAACGTCTATATGCGGGTTACATCACTGAAAGTTCCGAGCAGATAGGCATTTATATTAAGACGTTAATTGACATTTCCCGGACAGTCGCCGGGTATCAGCTTCATTTAGAAAAATTTGATATAGCTGATTACATGAGACGGATTGAAACGCAGGCAAGCTCTTTATGCCTTACTAAAGGAATTTGTCTGCACATGGAAACGGGAGCTGACCTGGGCGCACTCAAAGCGGATAAGTTGCTGTTGGAACGGGCAATTATGAATGTGATAAGCAATGCGTTAGACTACTCTCCAACACAGGGGACAATTTATGTAACAGCGCAAATGACAGACTGCTTTTTGCACATATCCATAACAGACGAGGGAAGCGGCTTCACGTCAGAGACCCTACACCATGCACAGGAACAGTTTTTCATGGGCGACAAAAACAGAACTTCTAATATGCACTTTGGTATGGGACTTTATATCACAAGCAGCATTATCAAGCAACATGGCGGACAGCTTGTTTTAAACAATTCTAAAAAGACTGGCGGTGCACAGGTTATTATCAAAATTCCATATTAAAAGTAGTGGGCGGTACTGCGGTATCGCTCATTATTTTTTCAAATCTTTATGAAATCTACAAACTTTCCATATAGCATATAGGTAAAGAATAGAACTACAATCTGCCGGACAACGGCAAAAGAAAAAAAGCCATCGTAGAGCAGAGGTATTTTCACGCGCCATTCCTAAATTTCGACGACTAATGGAGGTAGTTGCCATGATATATATAGCGTATCGACAAAGTACGACACATTTCAGCTTATCAAAAAAAAGCCCGACCACCGCAGATTAAGAATTTCTTGGGTTATCGGCTTATTTTATTGAATATGCAAGGTGGAGGATTACTCGTCCTCCACTTCCTTTGACTTAATAATTCCATCAGCAACACTTTCAATGATGATTAAGTCCTTTTCGGACATAGTATCAAGTTGCTTTTCTAACTGCCGTCTTCTGGTGCTTTTTACCAGATCAGAGGCAGGTAAGAAAAATTCATCGGCAGATATATTAAGTAAATGAACAAGGTCATAAAACACCTGTAAGCTTGGGTGCTGTCCTTTGTTTTCGATATTTGTTAAATAGCGTGGGTCAATTTCAATCATAGCTCCCACCTGCTCACGGGTAAGACCCTGCTTTATCCGAGCTTGTTTGATTGCCAGACCAAACGCTCTAAAATCGTATTTATCTTCTTTTTTACGCATATGTAATCACCTCACTACATTTTACAGTTCCTGTTGGTAAATCAACAGGTATTGAAAAACGTATATGTAGGTTCGTGAGTTCATATTTTGCATTTTAAAACAAAATACTACTTGTGAGGTTAATAAAAAAACCGCTATGAGTAGTGTTCTTTTTGAATGTCTCAATATTTATTCATTTCTTAGCGGTCAAAACCGCTTTTTTATTTCCAACAAAAGGTTTTGTTTTGCGGTTCTCGGGGGTAACTGCATTGCAACAAAACTGTAAATATCTATTTATCTTACAGCTAAAAAAATTCCAGCTTATGCAGTAACGAATTACACCCTTGAATGTGGTTTTTCACATCACACAATAGGAAATATTCAGAAAGCACAAAGTCAGTACAACATCTGTATTGCCTTAGTGCTTTTTTTCTATTTAAAAGAATTTTGTAAATTCTTTGCTTTTCGTGCAACAAATCGCAATCGCCAGACGAGTGTTAGTGCGAAAAGGGACAAGGAGTTCTTATCCCCTTTCAATTTAGCCAGAAAGGGGGTGAGAACATGAAACCCTCTTCTTTCCAGACAGCTATTCGACTTCAATTTGATTGTCTTGTAAAACGTGTTATTGACACGACAGTAAAAGATTATCAAAGAGAGCTGTCCAGACGGGCAACACACGAGATAGCTTTCTCTGAATTGCCGGAGCAGGAATTAAATCATGTAGGTATTACAGACGATTACGACAGCGATTATTCTTGTTTCGAGGTATTGGGAACAAAGGTAAAGGTTAATAATGAACAGTTAGCAGACGCATTGAAGATTTTACCAGAAAAGAAACTAGATATTTTACTGATGTTTTATTTTCTGGAAATGTCGGACGCTGAAATTGCCGATTTGTTACAGATTGACCGTAGCACTTCTTTCCGCAACCGTAGAAGTTCATTGGAAGAAATCAAAAAGTATTTACAGGAGGACGAATAATGAAATCCGCAGACAAATGCCCGTCTTTTACTGTTATATCTCTTTCGGCAGATGGTGACGTACAGGCAATAGAAAAAGTGTTGAAACATTATGACGCATACATTTCCAAAGCCAGCTTACGTCCATTGTATGACGAATACGGGAATATTTACATAGCAGTTGACACAGAACTCAAAGGCAGAATCAGAACCGCTCTTATGGAAATGATTTTGAAATTTGAAGTTGAGGTAGTTTAAGGCAAAAATCGCACTTTGAAAATTGAATATAACAATCAGATACGTTTGATATACAACGAGCCAGTGGATTGAACCGCCATGACGGTGAAAGGGGTGATTTGATGAGCGATTATTTCAATGTCCCACGGATAGCTTGTGGAAAAGCTATTGCCAAGACCTGTATATCTGAATAATGATACACCCGTAGAAGTACGGTTCGCCCATCGGAATGGGAATGGTTGAAACACCAGTGGAGCTTGCCAGAGCCATCTGATTGTTACCTTATTATATATAAACAATCTTTCATAACGAACAAGCATTTTTGCATAGTCTTAAATATACGCAAGTGAGGTGATTCAATGGCGAATGACACAAATATAGTTTGCAAAAATGTTTTTAAAAATTGTGATAAGACGGCATTAGCAACAGCATTTACTTTGAAATGGGTTGAACTTATCAACCAATATGAAAAAAGCAACAGAAAGGCAACACCTGCCAGATAATAGACAAACTATCCTGCTAGATGTTATAATGACATCATGTAGAGATAGTTTGTTTTGTCTTCTCTGGAAAAAGGAGAAAGACTTATGACAACATCAAAATTAAGAGTTGCTATTTATTGCCGATTATCAGAAGAAGATAGAAACAAACAATCAGAAACAGACGACAGTAACAGTATTCAGAATCAAAAGTCAATGTTACTCCAATATTCATTGGAGCAAGGCTGGGAAGTCTATAACATATATAGCGATGATGATTATACCGGCTCTGATAGACGACGCCCAGAATTTAATCGACTGTTAGATGATGCAGAAAATCACAAATTTGATATAGTCCTTTGTAAGACACAATCAAGATTTACCAGAGAACTTGAACTGGTGGAAAAATATATACACGGTTTGTTTCCTCTTTGGGGTATTCGTTTCATCAGTATTGTTGATAATGCAGATACCGCAAATAAAGGAAATAAAAAATCAAGACAGATTAACGGTCTGGTAAATGAATGGTATTTAGAGGATATGTCAGAGAATATTAAAAGTGTTCTTACTGACAGGAGAAAAAACGGATATCATATCGGAGCTTTTGCTTTATATGGATACAAAAAAGACCCCGATCAAAAAGGACATTTGATTATTGATGAAGAAGCCGCCAAAGTCGTCAGAGAAGTTTTTACATTATTTTCACAGGGATATGGAAAGACAGCGATTGCACGTATATTAAATGACAGAGGAATCCCAAATCCAACAGAATATAAACGACTTCATGGATTACGCTATAAGCAACCTAAAACCCAGAATAGTACTTTATGGAGATATTTTGCTATATCAGATATGTTGGTCAATGAAATATATATTGGTAATATGGTTCAAGGAAAATATGGAAGTGTTTCGTACAAGACGAAACAAAATAAGCCAATACCAAAAGACCAGTGGATTAGAGTTGAGGGAACACACGAACCAATTATTGAACGGGAATTATGGGACAGAGTGCAATCTATGGTGACTGAAAAAGCAAAGCCATTTACTGTTGGTACAGTTGGATTGTTTGCCAGAAAAGCCCGTTGTATGAATTGTGGATATACAATGCGTTCCAGTAAAACGAGTGATGGCAGACGATATTTGAAATGCTCTTGCAGACATGTATCAAAAGATTCTTGCATTGGTTCATTTATTTCTATACCAAAATTGGAAAAAGCAGTTATTGATGAATTGAATTGCTTATCCAGAGAATATCTTAACAAAGATGAGCTTGAACAAAAAGTACAATTTAACAATAATTTGCAGGAACAGAAAAAATCTGTTGAAAATGAAATATCCATATATGAAAAAAAGATTTCTGAATATACAAAAGGAATACGTGAACTGTATTTAGACAAAGTAAAAGGTGTTCTTTCAGAATCGGATTATCTGGATTTATCCAAAGACTTCTCAAAAGAAAAAGAAAGGCTTGAAAAGCTGGTAGCAGATACACAAAAACAGCTTGACGTTATCGAAAGAAAAATGCAGGCTGGTGACAATCGACGCCAGTTAATAGAGCAATATACAAATCTTGAACATTTAGACAGGGAAATTGTTGAAATACTGATTGATTACATATTGGTTGGAAAAAAAGACCCTGTAACAAAAAATGTACCTATTGAAATACATTGGAATTTCTAAGGTTCTCACATCTGGCAACTAGTATGCCAGATGTTCGGGAACTATCTTTAAAACATTAAATGTTGTCTTTACACAATCGCACCATCTGCAGCAAGATCCTCGAACAGATCAGTGATCGGATCACCTTTACTCTGAAATTCACATGCATTAAATGGTACGCCACCTGCTGCCTGTGGCCAGACTCCCACTGTGTGATCGATATAATATGGTCCAAATCCGGATTTCTCAATTTCCTCCATGGAAAGGTCCCGGGTAAGCTGATGTACAATAGTGGATACCATTTCCAGATGACTGAGTTCTTCTGTTCCTATGTCGTTGAGCAAAGCAGAAGTCGTTCGGTTCGGCATGGTAAAACGCTGGGAAAGATAACGCAGGGAAGCGCCGATCTCACCGTCCGGGCCACCGGAGTGCAGTACCCTATAATAGCCCCGCAAACCCAGTGTTTATGCGGGTTTGCCGGATTTTTAACTCAGAAAAAATATTGCAAAAATGTTAAAAAGGCTGAAAAAGCACTTTTTTATGGATGGATGAAATTCAGGAAATAATGATGTCAAAAGACATTTTTCCGGATTCCTTATCATATATGATCTGTTCCACAACACTTCTGATCAGATTTCCCTTTGCTTCATAACCTATGTCTGGATTCTTCAGGACATCCGCAACAGAACGGATCTCTTTCAGGATTTCTTCTGTGTCAGGCTGCTCTGCCTGTTCTTCCTGTAATAGCTGTGAAAGGGCAGCAGTCAATTCTAACCGATCTGATACCAGACGGTCCTTATTATTCTTATATTCTTCCAGAGTATCTACGCCTGCCTCATAAGCCTCTTTGATTCTGCTTTCTCTCATGGTGAGCTTACTGATCTCTCTTTGTAACTGTTCGATCTGCAGTGAATGATCAGTCTTTTTCTTTTTGCATACATATGTAAATTCTGCTCCATCTAAGATCTGATCAAAATAACTTATCACAGCTTCTTCGGCCTTTTTGACTGATAGGGCAACAGAAGTCTTATGAAATCCCTTTGCGTACTTCCAGCACTGGAAATAAGGACACTTATTATTACCGGTGTAAGAAAGTGTGGCTCCGCAGACAGAACACTTTAAAAGACCGGATAGCCAGTGCTTACAGGCAGAGACATTCCGTGCCTTGACCGGACGTTTCCGGGAAGTGATCAGCTTCTGACGTTTTTCGTACCGTTCTCTGGAAAGGCGTACCTCATGGCTTCCTTCAAATTCCACTCCGTTCCAGACAACAGTTCCGCAATAGAAAGGATTTCCAAGAATCCGGTCAACGCTGCGCCGCTCGAAGAGTTTTCCACGTTTTGTCCGGTACCCGAGATCATTGCAACGCCTGGCAATAGCTGTCTCATCTAAGTTCTGATTATCATACAGGTCCATGATATAAGAGACAATGGCATATTCAGCCTCATTAATAACATAAGGCTTTCCATGTCCAACTGCAGTATAGCCAAGACAGGGAGACGTCTGATAGCCTTTTTGCAGGGCTTTTTCTTTCATGCCACGCAAGACCTCACCCGACAATCGAATGGAATAGTATTCATCCATCCATTCGATGATGCGCTCGATCAGGCTGCCAAAAGGTCCCTCGATCAATGGTTCAGACACACTGATCACATCCACATTGTCTTTCTTGAGCATGCTCTTGTAAACAATGGACTCTTCCTGATTGCGGGCAAAACGACTGAATTTCCACACCAGGATCACATCAATGGGGTGAGAGGGCTGCTTCGCCAGGGCGATCATCTTCTGAAACTCCGGGCGCTTCTGTGCATGCCGGCCAGAAACACTCTCAGTAAAGATAAAGTCTCCGGATACAATCATATCATTCTTCTGAGCATAATCCAGCAGAAGGCGTTTCTGTGCATCAGGAGATAACTCTGTTTGGTCCTCTGTCGAGACACGGATATAGAGAGCTGCTACTTTACTACTCATAAATATCACCTCGGTTTTATAAAATATGTAATTTTAAGCATAAAAATAACAGCCACACAAACGTTTGGCTTGTGTAACTGCTCCGAAGATGATACAATATCTTTGCCAAAAGAAAGGGATCTCTTCGGAGATTCTTGAGCCGTCCCTGTTACCAGCGGGGGCGGTTTTTATTATAATAATTCAGAGATCGCAATTGATAAATCGGGATATATACATACTGGAATTTCATCGTCGAAAGAATACAATCCGGTACCCGATTCATTTTCAAAATCGTAGACATTTACGATACCTTTCAGGGGGTTTATAATCCAATATTCTCTGACTCCGGCCATCCGGTATTTAAATAATTTTATTCCGTAATCTTTACTCTGGGTAGCAGGAGAAACAACCTCAATTACCCAGTCAGGTGCACCATGACAACCTTTTTCATCTACTTTGTCCGGTGAGCAGACAACTGTTAAGTCTGGTTCGACATAGTTCTTGTTATCTTCATTCAGGAACACTGCAAATGGAGAGACATATGGTTTACAGGATCCGCTTTTACTTTTAATGTAATTGCGGATAGTAGCATACAGTTCACCGACGATTACCTGATGCCTGGTATTAGGTGGTGCCATCATATAGATCTGTCCATCAATCAGCTCTGCACGTTCGCCATCAGGAAGAGCGTAGATGTCATCTATTGTATAAATCCGTTCTTTGGGTAATGGCATAATGAAAACTCCTTTCGTTAATCCATTGATGTAATCACATATACACAAACGTTCGACTTGTGTAACTGCTCCGAAGATGATATAATATCTTTGTTAATAGGGGTATCTCTTCGGAGATCCTGATCACCGTCCTTGTGCTGGTAACACAGGGGCGATTTTTTATTTATTATTTTTGTTTTACAAGAGATACAATTGCTAAAATAACATTGACTAAACACCAAGTTGCCCAGATTTTTAAATCAGAGAAACTTCCTGCTAATGTGTATCCGAAGAAAGTAGCAATACCGAATAATACGATAAGAGCAATGTTTCCGCCTTTACTGCCTTTGCGAGTTGCAATAGATACAATGCCTCCAGCAAGAAGCATGATAGCAACGATGATTCCGGCAGATCCGCTTACTTCACCTGTTTCACTTAAAGAATTACTAAGGCCAGCAGCGCATGACTGAAATGCAACCATAAAGAACAATACAATTGATAAGATTCCAGATACTAATTTCCAAGTTTTCATTTTATCCCCTCCGTGTTAAATTAAACATCAATTTCAAAAACAGCTGATTGCTTTTGATTATTGCTGTCGTAATTATAAAAGTTAATTTTGAAACTTCCGGCATTATCAACACCGATGCATGCCTGAGCCTGACAGGAGGCTCCGACAGGCGTTTCTTGTGGATACATTGAGATGTCTCCAGGATATGAATATCCCATTTTTCCAGCGCTGTCAACAATTCCATCGTCCAGACTTATGTACAATCCATTCATGATATCATCGTCATAGCCAAGATTTTCATAAGTATATGTTACAAGATAAACAGCAGCTGGATTTTTATCGCTGTATTCATTGCGATCATCAGTTGTCTCAACAGAGTCAACTGTAATTTTCCACTGTCCCTCTACTACATATGATTCTCCAATTTTATATGTATCTTGGGAAGTAGATTTGGCTCCGGATGAAGCCTCGTCAAGTTGTTTTTGAAGCTCATCTATTGTTTTTTGCATTTCTGAGATTTGAGCTTCGAGTTGTTCAATCTTATCATCTTTTTCATCTGCAAATACAGGTGGTGAAGAAGATAAGACAAGCGTGCCAGCTAATAGGATGGCAAAAATTTTCTTTTTCATCTTTTGATCCTCCTGAATGGAATATTTTATTAAAACGCCAAAGCGAATTAATTCATTAATATATGTGAAAACTTGTATGATAAATCATTTTACTACTATAAAACGTAATAAACAAGTACAATGAAGAGAATGATGAAATATCTTCTTTATAAAGATGTGTAGGCTATTTTGACTATTCAATAGAAATTAGCTTTATCACTGCTAATGGCTCGAAATAAATTATGTAATTATCGATAGATGTACATAATCCGTACTTTGACTTGTAGCAATCAATAGCCTCCTTCAAATATTCTTCCGTAGCATCCAGATATTCAGCCATCTCACAAAGATTCCCACATCCTGCTTCATAAGCACTGATCAGACCGGTAAGTCCAATCTTTAGATTGTACCCATAAAGCCGAGCTCGATACTCCTGCTTTCGGCTTTCTTCCTTATTCTGGTCTAAAATGTTTCCGGAGCTGGTGCGATAATGCCCGATTTCTTCGGCAAGCACACAGGATTTTTCTGC